AAAGGAATAAAGTATGATTAACAATATGAATAAGATAATCTTAACAGATTGCGATGGAGTTCTCATGAACTGGGAATTTGCTTTTAATCTTTGGATGAAACATAAAGGTTATTCAGTCGCTCCAGGTAAAGAAAATGCTTATGATATGGGCGAGCGTTATGATTTAGATAATCAAACTAAAAAATTAGTTGTTCAAACTTTTAATGAATCCGCAGCTATTGGTTTTCTACCTCCCCTACGTGATGCAATGTATTATGTAGATTTACTTCATCGTAAACATGGATTTACTTTTCATATGATTACATCATTATCTCTTGATCCATCAGCTCAAGCTCTTCGGATTGAAAATACTAAAAAACTATTTGGTGAAACAGCATTTAGTAGTTTTTCTTTTGCAGATACTGGTGCTGATAAAGATGATGTTTTGGAACCATATAGAGATACTGGATATATTTGGCTTGAAGATAAAACAGAAAATGCCGAACTTGGAGATCGGCTCGGATTAGAAAGTATTCTTATTGAACATGGTCATAATATGAATAATAAACAATTCCCTTTAATGAAAAACTGGAGAGATTTATATGAATATGTCACTGTCTGAACTATTAGTTTTAAGATCCGAGTATGAAGACTTGGCAAGAAATTTTGATGTTGCTGAGGATAAGCGTCATGGAGTTATAAATAGCTTAGAGTGGTTTAAACGATATGGTAATCGCAAAAACAGATTTAGAAATGGCTATGATAGAGCAATAGAAATATGTAATGTCATGCTGAAAGAAATTAAAAGGGAATAGGAATGCCATCAAAGTCAGTCCTTATAGCACGAGCTTTTAGTAAAACAGGGGTCTTATCTACAGTTATAGATTCGGCTCCTTCCTTGTCATATGGAGATAATAATGTTTTATCTTTAATAGATTCTTCATATGTTTCAAGTAGGGCCCCGGCGGGTTATACTGATACTGACGTCTTGTTGTTAATAGATTCGGCTTATGTTACGGCTCGAGCTCCAGCCGGTGGTGGAAGTTCTATAACTACATACGCTAATCTTGCTGCCTTTCCTTCAACTGGAAATACACTTTCAGATCAAGGATATGATGAAGAAACGGATACTTTATACATATGGAACGGGACTCAGTGGCTGGATATAAATAGACAAACAGTGTTTTCTTATTACTTAGTAAATGCTGGAAATTTCACTGGACCAAAAGAAGGCACTCAAACGATAACACCTAACAACAATATTACGCTCGTTAATCTTGCGGCTTCAATAGATGCCGAGGTTGGATCCGCTGTGATATTTGATGTTGAAAAAAATGATTCTGCGGTTCAAACATTTACAATACCTTCAGGTCAAACTGAAATAAACGCAAACTTTAATTCAAACATAACCTTTACAAACACCGATAATATATCAGTTGATATAACTTCCGGAAGCGCAAAGGATCTGGTCGTAAAAATAAACTATAAGGAAACATAAAAATGGCAGTTACAGTTACAGATAACTCACTTAGTACAAACGCTAGGTATGTAGTTTATTCTGGAAGTACGGTAGCAGACGATGCTCAGACAATTCTACTTGGTATCAAAGATGCACTTGTTAATCTAGGATGGACTAAATGGGATAATGCTGGAGCAAATGCAGTGCTGGGTACAGCTGCTGATGCAAAAATCATTATGAGAAAAGAAACTTACGATAACGCGAGTTCTGGCCACTATAAGTACATGATACTTAGGTTGAGTTCAACGGGATCGGCTCATACTCTTAAGATAGCATATGCTGCTGATCACTCAAATAATGCGTCTTATAACAGTTGGGTAAACATAGCATATAACAGAACATCGTTTAATGACAATGAAGGCAAAGCTATTACTTTATCATTTTTATCAGGAGGATCCATTTGGATATTTGTCGAAGATCATTCTATTGTTTTTAAGTTTACGGGAACTGGATTCACTGAAGCCACTCAGGGTTCATGTTTATATTTTGGAGAGTATGAGAAAATATTTGGAGAAGCCTGTGATGCTTCTACTGGTTACATACACAATGGCGTTGCTATAGACGGAAATGATTTTGTGACTCGTACTGGAACATTTGGCTATTATAATGGTATATGGGCAAATGGGTCTTACGGTGGATCAGCCTCTGGCTATGTTGGATATGTAAATCCAAAACTAGCCGGTACCGGTGGAGGTTTTGGGTCTCAGTTTGCTTTAACAGAATATCCACAAGCAGCTGGTTCTACATATACTATTTTGCGCGCCGGTCAGGCGAATTGGAATGCTCCATTAGCTTCGACTTCAGCCACTGATGCTGATGGTATACTTGATTATACCCGAGCACATCTGGGATGGTTAGGATGGATAGGACATGTGGCCCCGGCGCACATATCTAACTTAGCAACGGTAATTGATGGTTCCCAATCCCAAAGCGTTCCTCAAACGGATATGTTTACTTCTGGATATTGGAGATACACTACTACTCCAGTGGAAGAGATAGCACAATTTTTGCCCAATCCTTCTAGCCCGTCATCAATAGCTCTATATGAACCTGTGATTTCTTCTGGAACTGTTAATTATAATCATCTTACCTCTTCCAGCGCTCATTCATATGATAGCTACAGTTCTAGTTCACAAAGAAGAGGATTTGCTATACATGGAAAGCTTTTAGGTTTTAGAATGTCTGCAGGTCAACCGCCTACTGAATCAGGGGGCTATCAGTTTTTAGATACCGGAACTATACCTTTAGACGCCGATGGTTACTATAGTGCTTCTGGTACACCTACTTCATGTTGGGCAATTCCAATATTTAACGGTACTAGAGCAAGCGCGTGCATATGGGTTAAGAAATGACTTTAGCAAATAATCCAACACCTGATTCAATAGGTACTGGGGATTTTTATTTTGATTCAGCTGGAGATATTGTTGAAGCTAATACCGATTTAGTTTCGGCTATATCTCTTTCTTCTACATCATCCACAGGATCTTTAGAATTTTCAAACATATCTTCATCCAATCCAAAAACTGGATTTAACAATACGGAAATATTAGAAGCACAATCTATAACATCAACCTCGTCTACAGGAGTTTTAGAATACGCAAACATATCTTCATCCAATCCAAAAACTGGATTTAACAACACAGATATATTTGAAATTCAATCTGTATCATCTCATACGCCTACTGCTATTATTACACAAGCAGAAATAAAAGCAAATAATCCAATTACTGGATTCGGCACTTCTGGTGTGGATCCAAAAATAATTAAATACGAAATGACAATAAGGATATAAAACAAATGTCTGAAGAATTACTTGCTACTTTAAAAGTACAAATGAAACACCTCATAGATGAAGCTTGTGATATCTATATGTTTAACATTTCAACAGATACACACAGCAGAATTAGAATGAAAGCCGCTCAAGATTTTAATAGTAGAATTTGGCTTTTACATTTCGATGAATCAAATGCTTGGATTGCTTCAACAGGAGCTCCCGCAAATAATGCTGATCATTATACGCAGGTCGCTTTGTGGGAGAATCTTCCAGTTGAAAAAATGGTTCCTCCTGTTGAAATAAGCGAAGACTCTGCATAAATAACCAAAGCTTAATTATTTTTTTATATAAATAGTAGCAAATACTATTTAATAGGAAAGTTATAATGGCTGCAGTTACATCAAGAGATGAATTATCCGAATATTGTTTAAGAAGGCTTGGCGCTCCAGTTATAGAGATAAACGTTGATCCAGATCAAGTTGAAGATAGAATAGATGAAGCCCTTGAATTTTTTCAAGAGTTTCATTCTGATGCTACACTGCGTACTTATTTCAAACATCTTATAACAGAAACAGATGTAGAAAACGAGTACATTACAATGCCTAATAATATAGACATTGTTTCTAAACTTTTTCCCGTTTCAAGTTCTAGTAATAACAGCATTGATATGTTCAGTGTTAAGTATCAAATGATGCTTAATGATATTACTGATCTTCAAAACTTTGCTGGTGATCTTGCGTATTATACTCAACTACAGCAATATTTAACTTTGATTGATATGAAGTTAAATGGTTTGCCTCAAGTACAATTTTCCAGACATCAGAACAGACTTTATATTTTTGGAGATTTTAATGATAAAGATATAAAAGCTGGAGACTATATTGTGGCTGAAGTATATCAGATAATTGATCCAGATACACATACCAATGTTTACAATGATAAGTTTATCAAAGCGTATAGTACCGCACTTATCAAGAGACAATGGGGTGCTAATCTTTTAAAGTTTGAAGGAATGCAACTACCCGGTGGTGTGATGTTAAACGGGCGGCAGATTTATGAAGATGCAATGCAAGACATTGAAAAACTTGAAGAGAATATACGCCTAGAGCATGAAATGCCAGCAGACTTTTTTGTAGGATAATAGATGGCTCTTAATCATTATTTTAATCAGAAAGCCAAAAATGAACAAAATCTCTATGAAGATATAATCATAGAGAGTCTAAAAATATACGGTCAAGATGTATATTATTTGCCTCGTGAGATAGTAAACGAAAATGATATATTTGGTGAAGATGTCCCATCTAAATTTTCTTCAGCTTATAAAATAGAAATGTATATAGAAAATACAGAAGGATTTGACGGAGAAGGTGATCTATTTACCAAATTTGGTGTTGAAATAAGAGATGCTGCTACATTTATAGTTTCCAGAAAGAGATGGACTAATGTAGTTGGCCAAATGAACAATAAAATAGAAAGTATTAGACCTAGAGAAGGTGATCTAATTTATCTTACTCTTACAAATAAACTATTTGAAATTATGCATGTTGAACACGAACAGCCTTTTTACCAACTAAGCAATCTTCCTACATTTAAATTAAGATGCGAGCTATTTACATACAGTGATGAAAGACTTGATACAAACGTTGATGTAATTGATAATATAGAAAAATTAGGCTATAATCTTAAACTGCTTATGAATCAAGGTGTTGATAGTATTAATTCTCGTTACTCATATGACTTTATGGAAGGTGAATTTGTTCAACAAACTCTATCAAATGGTAAAGTTCTCACAGCTGAAGTTCTTGAATATAATCAACAATTAAATTATGTTGTAGTTTCTCATATAAGCACAAGTGATGGTAGCTACGGAATGTTTGTTCCTGGAACTATAACTAATACAAGAGAAAGAAATATATCAGGTGCTCTTGCATTTGTTGGTGATTCTTCAATACAAGTTGAAAGAACACTTATTAGTATAAATGAAAATATTTACGGTGATAGTAGTTTTGCACAAAATGATGTATTTGATACAACCGAAAATTCATTTGCATTAGATTTCCTAGACTTTTCTGAAACTAACCCATTTGGTGATCCAGAGGATTTATAATGTTTACATATTTTTACCATCAGAGAATAAGAAAGTCAGTAGCTTTATTTGGAACCCTTTTTAATAACATTTATGTTATTCGTAAAGATAAAACTGGAAAATCAATTAGTCAAATTAAAGTGCCTTTAGCATATGCACCAAGAGAAAAATATTTAGAAAGAATTAGAACAAATCCAGATTTAAGAAATAATTCTCAGATTGCTCTTAAACTTCCTAGAATGTCATTTGAAATTACAAGTATTGGATATGACCCAGAAAGAAAACTTCCTAAATTAAATAATTATCATAGAGGTATTACTAATACAACAAGGGATAAGTTTTTTTCTCCAAGTCCATATCAGATTACTTTTCAATTAAATATTTTTTCTAAAAATCAAGACGATGCCTTACAAATAGTTGAGCAGATTCTTCCTTACTTTAATCCTCAATATACTATTAGTATTAAACCTTTTAATGATGCTCATTCTGATATAGTTGAAGATGTTCCTGTTACAATACAGGGTGTAAATTTTAGTGATGATTTTGAAGGAACGCTTGAAAATAGAAGAACAATTATTTATACATTAGATTTTGGAATGTCTGTTAACTTTTACGGTCCAATTGATCCTCAATCAATTGTTCGTCGTGTGGATACTACCATACATCAAGCTGTAGATTTCAGTGTTACCGATGATCCAAAATTAGAAAGAATTATTACCACACCGAATCCTATTGAAGTTAATCCAGATAGTGATTATGGATTTGACACAACATTAGACGTATATGATAATGAACCAGAAGTTATATTATCATCACTATATGTCGAAGATGATTATGTATTATCAGGTTATGTAGACTCTTCGGGTGCATAAAAACAGGAGATAGAAATGCCAATTGTTCTTAGAAACAGTAAAAACTCTGCTCTAACACACTCGGAGCTTGACGGAAACTTTACGGATCTTGATACTCGAGTTAATTCAAAAGCAGATTCATCTACTATTACAGGAATAGTAGATCAAGATTATATTAGAAATAGACAGATTACATATTTGGATTCTGTTGATATTACATCAAGGATTACATCACTTATTGATTCTAATTATATACAAACAAGACAAAATACTTATGATAATGCAGATGTTAATACTCACTTAAATCTTGGTAATGCTGCTCCTAATCAAATTCTTAGTTGGACAGGTGCAGACTTTGATTGGATTAATCAGACATCAGGAACTGGTGGAGGAATTGATTCTGCTGTAGTTATTAATATTGTAGATTCAGCATATATTCAAGCTAGACAACAGACAGCAGTAACTTATACAAATTCAGATGTTGACACTCATCTAAACACAAGCACCGCAAGCGCAAATGAAATTTTAAGTTGGACTGGTACTGATTATGATTGGGTAGCACAGTCGGGTGGTGGTAGCGGATTGGATTCTGCGGGTGTTGCTTCTTATTTGAATGGAGGTTGGAACTTTCATCTTATTCCTGATACAAATTCTACTTATGATATCG